TTTTTGCATTCCTGGAGCCATTTCCATGACCAAACTCAACCGCGCCTACAGCACCTTCGCCATCAAAGCCATGGACGATGCGGGCGGCAAGCGCACTTTCACCGGCATTGCCAGCACCGTCAGCGCAGACCGCTCCAACGATGTGGTGGAGCCCAAGGGTATGCAGGTCAAGCTGCCCGCGCCGCTGCTGTGGCAGCACGACAGCAAGCAGCCCATTGGTTGGGTGACCGCTGCCCGCGTTACCGACAAATCCATTGAGGTGGATTGCGAGATTGCCGACATTCAAGAGGCCGGCCCGCTCAAAGAGCGGCTGGACACCGCCTGGCAGTCCATCAAGGCCAAGCTGGTGCGCGGCCTGTCCATCGGCTTCAACCCGTTGGAGTCGGCCCGCATAGAGGGCACCTACGGTTACCGCTACCTGCAGTGGGAGCTGCTTGAACTCAGCGCCGTCACCGTGCCAGCCAACGGCGATTGCTCCATCACCTCCATCAAGTCGCTCGACCAGCAATTGCGCCGCACCGCGTTCGGTGCAGGCAGCGCATTGCCGGTCGTTCGGCTTGACCACGCTGGCCCGGCCAGCAAATCCACTCCCGGCGTAACGGGATCCAACCAGGCGCGCCGCCCAGGTGTCGTCTACATCAACTGACCCTAAAAAGGAACCCACCGTGAAAACCATCGCCGAACAAATTGCCTCCTTTGAGGCCAAGCGCGCCGCCAACGTGGCCCGCATGTCCGAAATCATGACCAAGGCCGCCGACGAAGGCCGCACCCTGGACGAATCCGAGGCCCAAGAGCACGACGGCCTCACCGTCGAAGTCAAATCTGTGGATGCACACATCGTGCGCCTCAAGAATCACGAAGTGACCATGGTCCAAAGCGCCACGCCCATCACCAAGGCCGTCGCCGTGGACCCTGGCCAGTCATCTGCTGCCCGTGGCGGCGCCCACATCCGTGATGGCGTCATCACCGTGCGCCCCAATCTGGAAAAAGGCATCCCCTTTGTCCGCTACATGAAATCCCTGGTGCAAGCCAAAGGCATTCCAGCCCTGGCGGCGCAGATTGCGGAATCCAACCCCGTGTGGAAAGAGCAGAGCCCCGAAGTTGCGATGGTGCTCAAGGCCGCCGTGGCCGCTGGTGACACCACTACCGCAGGCTGGGCCTCCGAGCTGGTCTATAACCAGAATGTCTCTGGCGCCTTCCTGGACTACCTGCGCCCCATGACCATCCTGGGCAAGATTGACAGCTTTACCCGTGTGCCGTTCAACGTGCGTTGGGGAACCCAAAGCGGCGGATCCAGCGGCTACTGGGTGGGCCAGGGCGCGCCCGTGCCCGTGTCCAAGCTGACTACTGGCTCTGACACGCTGGGCATTGCCAAGGCGGCCGGCATGGTGGTGCTGGACAAAGAGCTGATCATGTCGTCTTCCCCATCGGCCGAGCTGCTGGTGCGTAACGACATGGCCAAGTCCATTGCCCAGTTCCTGGACGTGCAATTCATTGCGCCAGACTACGCTGCTGTGGCAAACGTCAGCCCCGCATCCATGACCAATGGTGTGGTGCCAACCGCTGCCACGGGCACAGCCTCTGCAAACCTGCGTACCGACTCGCAAACGCTGTTCAACACGTTTGACGTCAACAACCTGGAGGGCGGCGGCTTCTTCTGGGTCACCACGCCCAAGCAGGCCCGTGCCATGTCCATGATGCTCACATCGCTGGGCACTCTGCTGTACCCCACCGTCACGCCAGAGGGCGGCACCTTCATGGGCTACCCGCTCATCGTGTCGGGCTCTGCCATGCAAGTGGGATCGCCAGTCTCTGGCGAAGGCAACCTGCTGGTGCTCATGCACGCGCCCAGCATCGCCATGGCCGATGAGGGTGGCATCACCATCGACGCCAGCGAAGAAGCCGCCATCCAGATGTTGGACAACCCCACCAACACCTCCACCGGCAGCACCACCGCTACCACCATGGTCTCCATGTTCCAGACCAACAGCGTGGCCCTGCGCGCTACCCGCTTCATCAACTGGAGCAAGCGCCGCAGCTTCGCAGTCGCGTACATCAAAGACGCGGCCTACGTCAGCTGATTTCCAGCCTGGCACACAAAGGGCGCCATTCGCAAGGGTGGCGCCCTTTTTCTCGGGGGAACACCATGCAAAAACGTATTGCCAAAGTCGCACAAGAGTACGCAGGGCGTCAGGTGCAGGTGGGCGAGGGGTTCGATGTGGAGCCTCAAGACGTAGTTTTGCTGTTGACCATCGGTCGCATAGAGCCGCAAGACGGTGATGTGCTGCCCGGCTTTATGCAACGCGATATGACCTGTGACACGCCCCAGGGCTATGCCACCCGCGTCATGACTACCAATCTGCACGGCCCCAACGGCGCCCGGCGCACCTACAAAAGCAAGGCCACCAAGTGAAAATTTTCGGCTTTGAAATATCCCGCACCAAAGCGGCTGGCCCTATGTCGGCCGTCGATAGCTTTGGTGGTGGCGGCTGGTTCCGCGTCATCCGCGAATCCTTTGCTGGCGCCTTCCAGTCCAAAGTAGAGGTAGACGCGCCCCGCAACATACTGGCTTTCAGCGCCGTGTTTTCCTGCGTCACCCGTATCGCCAGCGACATTGCCAAGCTCTGCATAGACCTCATGATGGAAGATGCCGATGGCATCGCCAAACTGGCCCCGGCCACATCCCCTTACTGGGCCGTGCTGCGCAAGCCAAACAAGTACCAGAACCGCATCAAATTCATTGAGCAGTGGGTCATATCCAAGCTGCTCTACGGCAACACCTACGTGCTCAAAGAGCGCGATCTGCGCGGCATCGTGGTAGCCATGCACATCCTGGACGCTCAGCGCGTCACCCCCCTGGTGGCCACCAATGGCGACGTGTACTACCAGCTCGCCACCGACCACCTGGCAGGCCTGCAAATGCAGACCACCGTGCCCGCGTCTGAAATCATCCACGACCGCATCCACTGCCTGTGGCACCCGCTGGTGGGTGTGTCGCCCATCTATGCCTGCGGCATGTCCGCCACCACCGGCAACAAGATCCAGGCCAACAGCGCCGCCCTTTTCAACAACATGAGCCGCCCTAGCGGCATGCTCACCGCCCCCGGGGCTATTGGTGATGAAACCGCTGCCCGCCTCAAGGCTGCATGGGAAGAAAACTTCAGCGGCGCCAACATTGGCCGCCTGGCTGTGCTGGGCGACGGCCTGAAATATGAGGCCATGACCATCAACGCATCCGATGCGCAGCTCATTGAGCAACTGCGTTGGACGGTTGAAGACGTTGCCCGGTGCTTCCACATGCCGCTTTTCAAGATCGGCGCGTCCACCGGCTCTGCCGGCAGCCTGAGTGTGGAGGCCCAGCAGCAGCTGTACCTGAACGACTGCCTGCACATCCTCATTGAAGACCTGGAACTGTGCCTCGATGAAGGCCTGGAGCTTAAAAACGGCTACCACGCCGAGGTGGACGAAGAGGGCCTGCTGCGCATGGACCAGGCCGCCCTGTATGACGCCCTAGGCAAGGCCGTTGGCGCCTGCATCATGAAACCCAACGAGGCCCGCCGCAAGCTGCGCCTGGCGCCCGCCCCTGGTGGCGATTCCCTCTACCTGCAGCAGCAAAACTACAGTCTGGAAGCCCTGGCCAAGCGCGATGCAAAAGAGGATCCATTCTCCACCACGCCTCCCAAGCCAGAGCCTGCGCCCGCCCCGGCGCCCGCACTCCCCGCGCCAGCGGACCCCGCTGCAGACCAGGCCGCAGCCGCCAAAGCCCTGGCCGACGCACTCATAGCCAAATTCACCGAGGCCGCATTCCATGCTTGACATCAAAGAACTGGCCGCCTCCATCTTCAAGGCTGTTGAGGCCTATGTGGCCAAGGCCTTCGCCCAGATCGCCGAGCGCGTGGACGGCGTAGAAAAGGCCTTGCAAAACCTGCCGCCCGCCAAAGATGGCAAAGACGCCGACCCCACCGCCGTGGCCGCCCTGGTGCTGCCAGAGCTGCAAAAACAGGTAGACGCCTGGCCCAAGCCCAAAGACGGCACCAATGGCACCGATGGCCAGCACGGCAAAGACGCCGACCCCGCCGCCGTGGCCGCCCAGCTGCTGCCCGAGCTGCAAAAACAGGTAGACGCCTGGCCCAAGCCCAAGGACGGCAAAGACGGCGAGCACGGCAAGAGCGTGACCGTGGACGATGTATTGCCCGCCTTTGAACTGCTCATCACCAAAACCCTGCTGGACTTTGAGCGCCGCTCGGCCGACGTGCTGCAGCGCGCCATAGACCGCATGCCCGTACCCAAGGACGGCAAAGACGGCCAGGACGGCCTCAGCATTGAAGACCTGCAGGTCGTGCACGACGGTGACGGCAACGTCACCCTGCGGTTTGCCCGTGGCGAGGTAGCCAAAGAATTCACCCTGCGCTTGCCCCGCTTCAAAGACTGCGGCATCTACCGTGATGCAGAGCCCTACCAGCAGGGAGACGGCGTCACCTGGGGTGGCTCGTTCTGGATTGCCCAGAAAGACGCGCCCGAGGGCAAGCCCGGCACGGCTGACAGCGGCTGGCGCCTGGCCGTCAAGGCGGGGCGCGACGGTAAATCGTTCGACGCACCCCAGCCCGCACCGGGCCCCGTGCGCATCAAGTAGGCAGCATCACCATGCAATTTGTACTTGAGCGCGTCACAGACCCCGAGTTTGAGCCCGTCACCCTGGCAGAAATGCGCCTGCACCTGCGCACCTACGGTGACGACACCGACGAAGACAACCTGCTTGAGGGTCTGATAACCTCCGCCCGCGAGTGGGTAGAAGACTACACCGCCCGCGCCCTGGTGGACCAAACCTGGCGCCTCACCATCAACCAGCAGACCTTTGTGTCTGGCGACACCGTGGGCGGCTTCACCACTGCACCTGGCTACTACGCCGGCCGGTTTGACTGGTTCCAGCGCGTGGGCCAGATCATGCTGCGCAAGGCTCCGGTACTGGCCATTACATCGTTTGTCACCCTGGACCAAGACGGCGCCGAAACCACCATAGACGCCAGCACCTACCAGCTGCGCGAGGCCGCGTCCAAGTGGCCCCGCCTGTCCGCCAAGAGCGGTGCCAACTGGGGCACCGGAGACTTTCAGATCACCTTCCGCGCTGGCTTTGCAGACACCACCAGCAGCCCCCAGCAGGGTGCAGAAGTGGTTCCAGACCGGTACAAGCAAGCCATCAAGCTATGGGTAGAAGCCCACTACGACCGCGACCCCGCCAACATGCCCCTGCTGCTCAAGACGGCAGAGACCCTGATCAAACCCGAACGCGCGGAGCTCAGCCTCGCATGATCCTCAAACGCCTAGACGCCTCGCGCTTCAGCACTGTGCTGCCAACCTGGGTGGGTGACACGGTTGTCATCATCGGCGGCGGCCCATCACTCACCCCGGCAGACGTGGTGCTCGTGCAAGCCGCCCACACCCGGGGCGATGTGCATTGCATCGTTGTGAATGACGCCTACCTGCTCGCCCCCTGGGCCGATGTGCACTACGCTGCAGATTCGCACTGGCACAAGTGGCACACCGACGGCATTGCCCGCGCCGGCTACACCGCCGAGCAGGTGGCCGCTCTGTGGGCCAACTTTGCGGGCCAAAAGTGCAGCATCCAAAACAGCGGCGGCAACATTACCGACCACGCCGTGCACATGCTGCGCAACAAGGACTTTCCCAACCACGGCGTTGGCCTGTCGCTGGATCCGCAAGCGCTCGTCACCGGCCGCAACAGCGGCTTTCAGGCGCTCAACCTGGCCGTGCTGGCCGGTGCCAAGCGCATCTTGCTGCTGGGTTTTGATGGCCAGGTCGCCAAAGACGGCAAGCAACACTGGTTTGGTGACCACCCCCGCCCCACGCCACCCGCCGTGTACCCGCTCTACCGGCAGGCCATGTCCGCCGCAGAGCATGCGCTGCAGGCCCAGGGTGTAGAGGTCATCAACTGCAGCCCGGGCAGCGCTATCGATTCATTCCCCAAGATGGCGCTGGAGGCTGTGCTTTGAAACGTATACGCGGCGGATCCGGCCTGGGCGATGCCATCTACCAGCGCCCCATTGCAGAGCACTTTGTGCGCCTGGGTGAGCAGGTGGTGGTGTGCAGTGACCAACCGGATGTTTTTACCGGCAGTTGTGCAGAGGTGCAGCCCTTCCGGCGTGACAACATTGATGTACTGGCCCACTACGTTGGCGGCAAAAACAACCCCAACACCAACCAGTGGCAAGACGTGTGCGCCAGCGCCGGGGTGGATGTGCCCCTGTCTTTCCAGTGGACGGTAAAGAACCAGGCCATGGTTGAAGACTTCCGCCACATGGCCGCAGGCAAACCAGTGGTGCTGGTGCATGGCGGCCGTGCCCCCATGGCCCGCACCGATGGCTTTGGCGCAGAGCTGCTGCCCCAGCGCCATGCCTTTGATGCCGCGCTGGACGCGCTGCAACAAGACTGCTTTTTGATAGAGGTAGGCAAGGGCACCGAGCTATACCCCCTGCGGGCCGATATTGACCTCAACGGCCGCACCAGCGTGCATGACCTGTTCGACTTGGCCTGGATGTGTGATGCCGTGGTCGGCCAGTGCTCCTTTGTGGTGCCGCTGGCCGAGTGTTTTGACAAGCCCCTGCTGGCCATCTGGGCGGCCCACGGCATGCAGGCCAACCGGCACCCCTACATCAAGGCCATCACGCCGCAAAAGATTCTGAGCAAGCCCACATCCACCTTTGTGGTCGATGACTGGCCTGTGGAACAAATTCAAGAGGTAGTCCGTGCGTTTTGTCCCGTTTGATGCTGTTGCAGACCGTCTGCGCGGCAAGACCGTTGCCATCGTCGGCAGCGCCCCTTCGTGCATGGAAAACCGGCCCGGCTTTGTCGATTCGCATGATGTGGTTGTCCGCGTCAACAGCTACAAGCTGGGCGAAGAGCAGGGCAAGCGCACCGATGTGCACTACAGCTTCTACGGCCACAGCATCAAAAAGACCGCCGCAGATCTGCAGCGCGACGGTGTGACCCTGTGCATCTGCAAGTGCCCAGACTCACAGCCTTTGCACAGCGACTGGCATGTACGCACCGGCAAGACGGCGGGCATTGACTTTAGGTACATCTACCGCAACCGGTCCACCTTCTGGTTTTGCGACACCCATGTACCAGACGACGCGCGGTTTTTGAACAAGGTGGCGCTGCTGGGTGGCCACATACCCACTACCGGCTTTGCAGCCATTCTGGACGTGCTGGATTGCCAGCCCAAGAGCATCTACCTCACGGGGTTCGACTTTTTCACCAGCGGCCTGCACAACGTGGACGAACGCTGGCGCCCCGGCGACCCGGCCGACCCCATAGGCCACCGCCCCCAGGCCGAGGCGCAGTGGGTGCAGGCGCATGCCAGCCAGTTTGCCTTTGACCGCCACCTGCGCCACCAATTGGGACCGAAGAAGTGACAACCACCACCACAGAGATTTTTGAATACAAAGGCAGCCTGTACCCCGGCTACCTCAAGACCGGCAACGCCGCCCAGCACATAGCCGCCACCGCCGCCCACTATTGCCAAGGCCGTGGGCTGGATGTTGGCGCAGGCCCTTGGCCCCTGCCCGGCGCCCAGCCCGTAGAGCTGCGCGACGGTGGCGATGCCATGGACCTGCCCGCCGGCCAGTTTGACTACGTGTTCAGCAGCCATTGCCTGGAGCACCTGGCCAACTACGTGCAGGCCCTGGAGCACTGGAAAACCCGCCTGCGCCCCGGCGGCGCGCTGTTTTTGTACCTGCCGCACCCAGACATGGCCTATTGGCGCCCACAGCACTGCCGCAAGCACCTGCACAGCTTCTGGCCCAAAGACACTGCGCAACTGCTGCGCGACCTGGGCTTTACCAACGTTATCCACAGCGAGCGCGATCTCGCGTGGTCCTTTTCAGTAGTCGGATTCAACGGAGAGCAACCCCAATGAGCGTAAAGACTTTCGAGAGCAGCGAGACCGAGCCCCTGCGTGGCGAGATTGAGCACGGCGCATTCTCCAACCCCCAGCTGCGCCAGGTGCTCAAACACTTTGGCAAGCGCGCGTTTGCCAGGTCCAGCGCCTGCATGGAGTTTGAGGCCTTCCTCAAGCGCATTGGCGCAGGTGGCGGAACCTGTCTGGAGATTGGCACCTACAACGGCATCACCGCCGTGGTGTTGTCCCAATTTTTTGATAAGGTCGTCTGCGTCAGCGTGGATGAGCCTGCTCTGAAGCGCGGCATCATCAAGCGCGACATTGTGGAGTTCTTGGGCATCAAGAACATTGAATTCATCGACGTCGACAACAACGAAGAGAAAAAGCGCGTGGTCGACGGCCTGCAGTTTGACTTCTGCTACTCCGACGGCGACCATACCCACGACACGTATACCGACTTTGACCTGGTCAAACGCTGCGGCAAGGTGCTGTTGCATGAGTACTGGCCCATCCAGCCACCGGTATGGAACCTGGTCAACAGCCTGCCCGCCAACGAGGTAGTGCGCGCCGCCTATGACTGCTTTGCCTACTGGCAAGCCGGTGGCGTGGTCAAAAGCCGCAGGGCTGTGCGCGGTGGATAAGTTTGTTGCGGCCTTTGCCGCAGAGCCAGATGGTGACCTCACCCTCTGCACCCAGGCCGGCGTAGCCTACCAGACCGACATGGCCGCCGCCCGCGTGCCGTATGACGCCGACTACCTGGCCAAGTGCCAAGCTTATGCCGGCAGCGCCATCGCCCAGGCCGTCAACGCAGGCCGCTGCGCACTGCTGCAGCGCCACCTGGCGGCCGATGCCTCGGTGCTGGACTACGGCGCTGGCTCTGGCGCCTTCATGCAGGCCGCTGCGTCTTGGGGCTTCACCGTCAAGGGGTTTGACGTGATTCCAGACATGGCCCAGCGCTTGCGTGCAGATGGCCTGTATGCCGACGCGGCGGGCGACTTTGACGCCGTTACCTTGTGGGATGTGCTGGAGCACATGGAAGACCCCGCCCACCTGCTGGCAACCCTGCGCGCGGGGGCGCTGCTGTTTGTGTCCATACCCGTATTTACGGACCTGGTCACCGTGCGCCTGTCCAGGCACTACCGCCCGGGTGAGCACCTGTACTACTGGACCGCCAAGGGCTTCGTGGCGTGGATGGCCCTGCATGGCTTTGAACTGCTGGAGCAAAGCGAGCATGAAACCGCCGCCGGGCGCGACAGCATTGGCGCCTTTGCCTTCACCAAGGCCCTGCGCACCTGCGACTGCGGCGCCGTGCCACAGGTGGACTACTTTGATTGGCCCAAAAAAGACCGCTTCTGGTTTGCCAAGTGCTACCACTGCGGCACCACCGGGCCCGATGCGCCCACACACGCCACAGCCCGGCTAGGCTGGAACAAGAGGCTACCCCCATGCAACCGGGCAAGCTAGACCGCCGCGCCACGTTTGAGCGGCGCACCGTCACCCAAGACGCTGTGTACGGCACCGATGTGGTTACCTGGGTGCCCGTGGCCTACCTGCCCGGTAGCCCGCAGGTTGCGGAGCGGTTCTGGGTGGGCCTGCAAGACATGCTGCCCAGCCGGTCAGAGGCCGTCAAGCAAGGTCTGGCCCAGGCCCGCAACCAGACCCGTCTGCGCATGCGCTGGCGTGCAGACATTGACAGCAGCCAGCGCGTCACCGTGCATGGTGAGACTGATGTGGTCTACCAGATCGTGGCCGGCCCGGCCGAAATTGATGGCCGCAAAGGTGGCCTGGAGCTGGTGCTGGAGAAATACACAACCGCAGGGGCAGAGAATGTCTGATTCAGTCCACGTCAAAGGCCTGGCAGAGCTGCAAAAGTTCCTGGACCAGTTGCCCGCCAAGATGGAGGCCAAGATCATGCGCGGCGCCGTGCGCGCCGGTGCAGTGGTGCTGCGCGACGAGGCCAAGGCCCAGGTGCCGGTAGACACGGGCCAGCTGCGTGATGGGCTCAAGGTATCCACCAACTCACGCCGGGGCGTGGTCACGGCAACGGTCAAGGCCACGGGCCCCCACGCTTACGTGGCCCGGTGGATGGAATACGGCGTGGCTGCCCACCCCATAGCCGCTGCCAACGGTGGCTCGCTGTTCTTTGGTGGCTTCTTCCATAAGAGTGCAGATCACCCTGGCATCAAACCCCGCCCGTTCATGCGCCCAGCGCTGGACAACGCGGGCGCGCAGGCCGTGGTGGCTGCGGGCCAATACATCAAGGGCCGCCTGACCAAGCAAGGGCTTGAAGGCGCGGCTGATGTAGAGGTGGCAGAAGCATGAGCGGCGTAGCCATCGTGCGCGCACTGCTGGTGCTGCATGCGCCCCTGCTGGCAGTAGTACCGGCCAGCCGCATCAAGGCCGGTGTGCTACCCCTTGGCACGGCGCTGCCCTGCATAGGCATAACCCGTGTGTCTGGGCAAGACCGCAACATTGTCAAACCCAGGTCCACCGTGCGCGTGACAGAGCGCGTGCAGATCACCGTCATGGCATCCACCTACCCGCAGCAAGAGGCCGTCATGGCCTTGGCGCGCAAGGCCTGCCGCGACAAGCAGGGCACTTATGCCGGGTATACGGGGTGCCTGGTGCTCACCTACAGCCAGGGCCCAGACGACTCCGCTGACGATGGCTCTGGCATTTATGTAGGCACCCAAGATTTCAGCGTGGCTTTCATCCAAACGCCGTAAGGCCACAGACCACCCCCCACACCGCAACCAGCCGCCACAGGGCGGCTTTTTTGCGTCCCCGTTCCGTCGCAAGCCGGAAACCCGCCCGCCCAGCGTCCGCCAGGTGGGTTCATTTTTTTCTAAAGGACCAATGCCATGACCGCTCGTGCAACCATCCAATCCACCTCTGGCGCCATGCTGTCGCTGTCGGCCACCCGGCCGGCCACATTCGACGCTGCTGGCTACGCATCTACAGACATCGTCTGGACCGAGTGCGCAGAAATCGAAAACTTCGGCAACCACGGCGTTACCGCCACGGTGACCGAGTTCACCGCCATCAAAGACGCAGTGGTGCAAAAGATCAAGGGCTCCAAAAACTACGGAACCATGAGCCTGATGCTGGGCTACGTGCCTGGCGATGCCGGCCAGACCCTGACCGAGACCGCCGCCGAGTCCACAGCCCGCTACAGCGCAAAGATCCAGTACCCGCTGGGTGACGGCGAAGTGACCGCCGAAACCCACTACATGGATGTGCTGGTCTCCAAGCGCGAGAACCAGGACGGCGCCGTCAACGACGTGCGCAAGCTGGCCGTAGACCTGGCCATCTGCAAGAAACCCGTGGTCGTAGCCGCCACCTGATCCCCCGGCCCACAGGGCCACCCCGTTGCCACGACCCCGGCTCGTTTCACTCTTTTGCGGGAGTGGGCGGGCTGGGGCACGGGCTTATTGCAAAACCTCCCGCCAAAGAAAGTCCATCATGCAAATCCTCTCCATTGCCGTAGAACCCACCAGCGTGCTGCACGTGCGCGATGCTGCAGACAACCTGCTCTACGAGAAAAAGCCAGACCCAGCAGACCCATCCAAGCTGGTGGATGACCTGGACAAGCCCGTCACCATCACCCTGCACAGCCCGGGCTCCAAGGCGTTTGCCAAGGCCAATGCCGCCAAAAACAACCGTTACATGGACCGCATCAAGCGCAAGGGCAAGGCTGACCTGACCGCAGACCAAACCGCTGCCGAGAACGCCCAGTTCTTTGCCGACTGCACCGCCAGCATGCAACACATTGAGCTGGACGGCCTGCAGGGCGAAGCGCTTTACAAGGCCGTGTACTCCGCCTACAGCATTGGCTTCATTGCCGAACAGGTCAACAAGCAACTGAGTGACTGGGCAAATTTTACGAGTGGCTCTACGAAGAGCTAAAACTCTACGTGCAGCACAGCGCCTGGCTGGACGCTGCGCCCGAGTCCACCGGGCCCCGGGGCCAGCCCGCAGAGCCACAACCCACCAGGCGCAAGCAGCTGGACCCCGATGGTGATGGCCTGGAAATGCCGCCATGCCATGCCCACCACCTGCTGCGCTACCTGTTTGAGATAGGGCCCGCACAGTCCACCGGCATGGGCATGGCGCCCATATCGCACCAAGAGATTTTGGCCTGGCAGATCAACACCGGCACGGGCCTGCAGGCGTGGGAGGCCACCTACCTGCGGCGCCTGTCTATGGAGTACATCAGCGCCTCGGCAGAAGCCAAGCGCCCTACGTGCCCACCGCCTTGGCTTGAGGCCCCGTACCACAAGCAAACGCCCCAGCAAACCGCTGCCCGCATGCGCGCCGAACTGCGCCGCCAGGCCGCGCTGTAACCACCACGACCAGAAAGCACCCGCACCATGATTGCTGGAACCATAGAAATCCAAATGATGGCCGACATGGCCCGCCTGCAGGCGGACATGAACAGAGCCAATGCCGTGGTGGGTGGAGCCATGGCCAGTATTGAAAGGGCAGTTGCGAGTGCCAAGGCTGCGCTTGTGGGGCTAAGTGTCGTTGGCATTGCTACGTCATTTGCGGCTGGTGTACGCGCCGCCATTGACCAGGCGGACGCACTCAACGATCTGAGCAAGACCACGGGTATTGCCGTGGATGCCCTTGCGGGGCTCAAGTTGGCGGCGCAGCAATCCGGGGGCGACCTTGAGGGCATTGCCGCCAGCATCAACAAACTGTCGGTAGCCATGGGAAAAGATGCTGAGCGATTCACTGCGCTTGGTGTCACATCCAAAGAACCTCTGGAGGCTTTCAAGCAATTGGCGGATGTGTTCTCTGCCATTGCAGACCCGCAACTGCGCGCCGCGTTGGGCGCTGAGGCGTTGGGCAAGTCGTGGGCCAGTGCCGCGCCACTGTTGGCCGAGGGCGGCGCGCGGATCTCACAAATGGTAGAGCGCGGCCGTGCGTTGGCCAGCATCAACCAGGATCTGGCAAACCGCGCCGACGAGTTCAATGACAAGTTGGCTGAGTTCAACGCGATAGCCGATGGTGCAAAGATGCGCCTTGCCGGCGAGATGCTGCCTGCCATGACGGACATCACCAAGGCCATCGTGCAGGCATATGAAGAGTCCGGAAAACTCAATGCGGCATGGGTTGCTTTGGGGTCGTTGGGCGCCTTTGCTTTCACGGACGAATTCTCGACGGCCACCGTCAAGATGCAGAACTTGCGCAAAGAGATTGACGACCTATACAAATCGCGCGCGCTGGCTGCCACACCCGGCGGCAGGCTCTTGTCCAACCTGCTCGGTACAGAAGAGGAATTCAACGCCAGAATCAAAGACGCTGAGTCGAAGGTACAAAACCTTCAGGATCTGATGGACAAGCCTGCGCGTGAAGCGGCTGCAAAGGCTGCCGCTGACCAAGCTGCAGCTGGAGAGCGCAAGGCTGCTGAAGAAAAGGCGCGTGCATTCTTGCAGGCCAAGGAACTGGCGGCTGCGGCAGAAGCTGCTGCAAAAAAGGCTGCCGCCGAGCGCGAGCGCGAGCTGGCAGAGCAGGCCCGTTTGATCGCGGATTTGGCTGGCCTGACGGGTAGCTTTGCCAAAGACTGGGAAAACCTGACTGCGCTCTATAAGGCCGGCAAGCTGGACATGCAGGGCCTGGAGCAGGCCCAGGCCAAGTTGTTGGCCAAGCAGCCTGCCATCAAGGAGATGCACGACGCAGAGATCAAGTACGCGCAGGAAGTTTCCGCCGCCCGGGTTGCCGCCCGCGCCAAGGAAGAAGAGGGCATCAATGCCTACATGCTCGCCCAAGAGCAAGCCCGACACCAGGAAGAAAAGGGCGCCCAAGACGCGCTCAAAGCCGCTGAGGATCTGTACAAGCAGTACGGCAAGAGCAAGAGCCAGATCGAGGAATTGGTTGTCCTGCAACTCAAGCTGCAGCAGGCAAAGCTGCGCGAGTTCGAATACGAGAAAGACGCCTTCGGCGAATTCGTCAAGGTAAATGGTGAGCGCGTAAAGATCTACAACGCCGAGTACGCATCCCTGCAGCGCCAGATAGAAATGCGCGAGAAGCTGGTCACAGTGCTGGCCGACACGGAAGCGCTGGACCGGCAAAAGGAAGTCTGGCAGTCCATCGAACAGACGGCCCACACCACCTTCACCAACATTTTCCAGGGCGGGCAAGACGCCTTTACCAAACTGCGCGACACGCTCAAGGCCACGTTGCTGGACCTGTTGTACCAGATGACGGTAAAGAAGTGGATCTTCGACATTGCTGCCACCGTCAGCGGTGACGGTGTAGCCAGCTCTGCAATTCCCGGCATGAATGGCTCTGGCGGTACCGGAATGATGGGCCTCTTTCGCACGGGCTCCAACCTCAACAGCATGTACAACACGGGCAGCAGTTTGTACACAGTGGGTAGCCAGGTGCTTGGTGGCACCATGTCGGGCGCCAACGCGGCCGGCACCGTCTATGCAAACACCACGGGTGGCGGCCTGGATGCCCTGCTCAGCACGAATAGCGCATACGGTACAGCTGCCCCATCCAGTACTGGTGCACTGAGCGGCGCCGGCACTTCCATGATGGCGTTCATTCCTTTCCTGCTTGCTGCCTACGGCGCATCCAAGGATTCTTTCCGCGTCAGCAGCACGGGCGACAGCACCTCGCAATTTGACGCCAGTGGCAAGGTCATCAACCGCCGAAACCAGCTGTTCGGTGGCGACAACCCGGTTGTCATTCCATCAATTGTCAACGGGGTTGCTGTGGCCAACCCGCAGACACCGTCAAGCTTCACGACCAACGAGCTCGCGTTGACGGACGGGCACACCCAGGAGCAGCTGGACACACTCTACGCAGCGCAAAGCGCGACCAGGGACGCACAGTTCTTGGCCACCAATGCAGTTGCAGACAAGTACACCGAAGGCCTGAACGCCGCCTACCTGCAGGCCGCCAAGAATCTGGGCGTGGGCGCTGTTGGCACCAACATCACGTTTGGAACCAATGACACACGTGGGGGCGGCGGTGCGCGGCTTGGCCTGTCGGCCGGCAGCAGAATGTTTGACTCTGGCGACATTAGCCTCAATGACGCAGACCTCCAACTAGCCGCCAACCGCGCCATCCTTACCGCCCTGGAGGGCTCCGACCTGCCCAAGTGGATGCAGGGCGTGTTCGACGGGGTAGACGCCGCCAAGCTGGACCAGGCTGGTATAGACGCCGCCATCAAGTCCGCCACCGATCTGCGCGACGCCTACAACATGCTGCAGCAGATACCGGGCACAGACCTCACCGGCATCAGCTTCGAAACGCTCAACAGTATCAAAGACATGGCGGCCGAACTGGTCACCGTCAACACAGCCTTTTACCAGTTTGGCTACACCATGCTGGATGTCAGCTCTCAGGGGGCACAGGCCGCTACAGACCTGGTCAATGCATTCGGCGGGATGCAGGCCGCGCAGGCGCAGTTCAACAGCTTTGCGCAAAACTATTTGAGCCCAGATGAGCTGCAAGCCAACACCTACGCTATTGTGCAGAGCGATTTGCAAAAGGCGGGCATCAGCGTCACCGTAGACCAGCTGCGCGCTGCCACGCGCCAAGACATACGTGCCGCAGTGGACTCGCTCTCTGGCGGCGCCAACACCAGCGAAGGCGCAGCCCAGTACGCAGCGGCTGTGCAGGCTGCCAATACCTTGGCCGGCATCAAGCCTGCGCTGGACGCTATCGCAGCAACGTCTGGCCAACCTGTCAGCGTGGGAGTGGCCGGTGGGTGGGTGGCTGGTAGTGGTGGCGGCGGTGGGGGTGTCGTTGGTGCTGCCAATGAGCTTACCCGGGCATTCCAAAGTTTGACCGACGCCATGTTCAAGGAAGAACAGCGCGTGCGCGACCAAATGGCCGGTGACAGTTCTGAAGGCCTGGCCCGCTCGCAAGCGCGGCTTGCAACCGCCCACGCCATGGCGCGCGCTGGTGACAAGGATGCGGCTGCTGCCCTGCCGCAACTCAACCAGGCCATGCTGCTGCTGGCCGAAAGCAATGCCCGCACGCTGGACGAATTGAACCTGATACGTGGGCGCGCAGCCAACAGTCTGCACACCACGGGCACCCTATTGGCAGGGCAGTACGGGCTGAGTATTCCCAGCTTTGACATTGGCACCAACATGGTGCCGCGTGACATGCTGGCGCTGATCCATGCTGGAGAGGCCATCGTGCCCCAGGCCTACAACCCCGCGTTGGGTGGCGGCGGCATGGGCGGCAACACCGCGCGGCTGGAGGCACTGGTAGAGGCGCTGACTGCAGAGGTAGCCAGCCTGAAGGAGCCTACGCAGGCCACTGCAGATAACACCGTAACCATGAAAAAGGTGCTGGTCAGTGTGACCCAAAACGGCGAGGGCATGCTGATCAACGAAGACAGCCTGACTGACCTGGCTGCGCTGCTATGAAGGTAGTGCCGCCAGTATCCATTGGTGTGGCGGGCGGATTTACCCGCAGCACCACCGGCACCTTTATCGGGTCCAACGGTCTGCTGCAGACGGCGGCTATCAACGTGCCGCGCTTCAGCTATGACGTGGAAGACTTGGACGCCGCGCCAGCGTTTCTGCAAGAGTCTGCAGCCACCAACAAGCTGCTGCGCTCGCGCGATGGCACCAACGCCGCCTGGACCAAGACTGACACCAGTACCGCACAGACCCAAACCGGCATAGATGGCTCCAGCAATGCAGCCACCCTGTATACCGAAGGCACGGCCGGCACGGCACTGGTTGTGCAGGCTGGTGACACGGTGTCTGCTGGGTCCACGATTACATACTCCGAGTACCTCAAGCGCGGTAACACCGACTGGGTGCGCCTGGTGGTTGGTGAAACAACGTTGACAGACTATGCCGCGTGCTGGTTCAACCTGGCCACGGGCGCCGTGGGCACGCCCACCGCGTATGGTGCTGCCACTTTGGTGACTGCGCGCATAAGCGCAGGGCCTGGCGGCTACTACCGCTGCGAGGTTACCGCCCGGCCCAACGCCAGCTACACAACGCCCAAGGCGGCGCGCAGCAGTGCATCTGCCAACAGCAGCACCACGCGGGTAAACAACGCTACCTACATTGCCGACTATGCCCAGCTGGAGGTGGCTGCGGTTGCCACGTCTGCCATTGCCACCACCAGCGTAGTAGTCACCCGGGCGGCTGATGTGCTGACCGGCCAGGGTCTGATGTACAGCAGTGTCGCTGAACCGGACACAACGGTGGGCGAAGAGATATGGGTCAGCGGCACCAGCTACGTTGCGGACGATGAGGTGATTGTGGTGGCCCAGCACCGCAAGTACAAACGCATATCAGACGGTGCTGGCACCACATCCCCAGAGGATGACCCGGTCAACTGGGAAGACATTGGCCCCACCAACCGGCACGCCATGTTGGACCTGTACCGCAACACGGCAACCGAGCAGGCTACTACGTTCACGGTGGTCATCAAGCCCGGCACGCGGGTTGATTCCATTGGCTTTATCGATATGCAGGCCAGCGAGGCGGTCATATCGGTAGACGTTGGCAGCACCAACTACTACTACGAGTCATTCAACACGCTCATCCGCAACACCACTGGCTTGTACAGCTACTTTTTTGGTGCATTCCGTTACGTGGAAAACCTGGTGCGGTTTGACTTGCCGCCCATATCCGGCGCCACCATCACCATCACGTTGACTGGGTCTACCGTGCGATGTAGTGGCGTGGTGATTGGCATGGCGGTGTACATCGGCGAGTTTGGTGACGATGGCAATTTGGACGATCTGAACTTCTCCAAATTCAACCGCGATGACTTTGCCAACATGACCCTGACGCCACGCCCGTCTATCCCCAAGATCGATGGAAAGGTGTTGTTTGACAAAGAGCTGGTGAAGCTGGTGCGCCAACTCAAAAAAGACGTAGATGCTGTGCCCGCGCTCTATGTCTGCATAGAAGACCCTGACCACGATTGGTACGACCCATTTGTCCTGCTGGGCGTATGGCGGGAGTTCAGGATCAACACCAAACCCATCAACGCCGGAATCATTTCCATTCAACTGGAGGGCTACTAGCCATGTCAGCAACCGCACCCGTAACGCCGCCAGCAGACGGCGCTGCGCTACCGCCACCACCCAGCACGTCAGACCCGCTGAATTTTGATTCAGAGGGTGACGCGTTCTTGGCCGCATGGCCAGCTTTCCAGGAGGAAATGCAGGCCGCCAAAGACAATGTCTATGACAACACCGAAATTACCTATAACAACGCAGTAGAGGTTGCTACCAACACCGCTGCAGTGGCCGCCAACACCCTGCTGGCCGCCAGCTATGCCGGTGCCACGGTCTGGGTCAGCGGCACCACCTACGCACTGTATGACGTGCGCTTCAGCCCCATCAACAACCGCAGCTACCGCCGCATCATTGCCGGCGCGGGCACCACGGACCCCAGTGCAGACGCTACCAACTGGGCGTTGATCGGCATCGTGCGCCCCATCGTGCAGGTGAACGCTTCTACCTACACCGCTGTGGCCGGCGTGCACTACGAGATCATCTACGCAGGCGTTTGCACCTTGAGCCTGCCCGCATCGCCTGGCAACACGGCCGATGTGGAGGTAACCGTTTCCAACGCCTACGACAACGTGTTGGCCCGCAACGGCAGCACCATCGAAGGGCTGTCCGAAAACATGGATCTGGATGTTCATCACCTGGTTGCAACCTATTCAACCAGCACCTGGAGGGTTTCACTATGAGCGCCGCAAGCGATTTTCTGGGCGGCAGCACGCCAAAAGTTTGGGTAACAGGCACCACCTATGCGGCTGGCAAGGTCGTCTGGAGCCCAACGGACTACCAGTATTACATGCGCAAGAGTGCAGGCGCCGGGAGCACTGACCCCTCCAGCGACACAACCAACTGGCAGCCAACCGGCGCGCGTGCAATCAAGTCAATTCAGCGAGGGACCATCTCGATGACCAGCGTAATAACCGCTACAGCCACGGTCTCGTCCGTGAACACGGCCAAGTCGCTGCTGACGTTCTTGGGGTTCAACACCGCGCAACTTACCAATGACTACAACCCCAGCATTGTGTTGACGAACTCCACCACGATCACAGCAACGCGGGTGAATACCGGGTCATACAACACCACGGTGTCGTGGGAACTAGTTGAAAGGTACTAAGCATGTACTACGCACAAATCACCAACGGCGTGGTGACCGCCGTTACCGAAACCCACAGCGCGATTGAGTCGCCCGACATGATCGAGATCCAGTCGCTGGATGCGTCGCTCTTGAATCACACCTATGCCAACGGTGTGTTTACGCCGCCTGAACCGTCTGTTGACCCCTGCCAGTGGTTGATAGACCTTGGCCCCTTCTATGACCGCTTTGGCGCGGCCAAGATGGCGGTGTTGACCAGCTCCGACGCGGGGGTTAAAGCCATATTGAATGACGTGTCTGTGCGCAAATGGATCGACCTGCAGCGCGCAGACGTTGGCACCAGCTTGGCCTACATCGGCAGCGTGGTTCCTGCGCTGACCGGCGCGCTGCAAACATCCATACGCACCACACCAGTTGGAGCGGAAGAAAACCGCGCCCTGCGCAAGCTGTATTTCTGACAATGCAGAGGCCACCCCATGCCTGAACCAACGTCCACCGCCGCCGCAGCCGTCACCCTTGCATCGGCCGCAGCATCCATACCGGTGCTCACCGTGCTGGGCGTGCCCTTGGGCTTGCG